TAATATGCATAGAATATTTCGTGTAAAAGCTTATGAACAAGAGCATGGACCTCATTTCGACGAAGTGATGGCACACAAAGCTGTGAGTAAGATGGAGAACGAGGATGGTTCACGTGGACCGCATTGGTCTATTGAAGAAACTACTGCATTAGCTAGTCAGCACGGAATCAGTCTTAGTAACAGATTCAATCGTTATGATTGGTATGTAGCACTGAACATGATCTATTCTGATTTTTATAAAGTAATAGTAAGTATCTCAAATTCAAATAATGTCAGACATTTTATAGAGTTCGCAAAAGCGTGGCTTGCAGATAAAGACATAGATGAAGGCAAGATGTGGTACTACTATGTGTACGTAATGTGCGATAAGATCAGAAAAGCTGAAATGGAATGCTACGAAGAAGAAGTAGGTCGTAAACGTTTTGATGAAGAAGAAGACGAAGACGATGAATTCAGCAAGTACCATATTGGTGCGTATCGTAGAGGTGGAAGAGGCCGTGGAATGAGAAGTTCTATGGGCAGACGTCATGAATACGAAATGGACGAATATGAAAGAGAACGTGAACGGGAACGTGAGCGTGAAGAGTATGAACCATACTCTGAATATGGACGTAAGAGATCAACTCGTTACATCAGATATTAATCAAAAACAATTTTTTTAAATTAAATCAATTATGTTAGAAGATAGAATTATAGTGCAGGATCGTGGTGGCATTGATGCTGGTCTTGCTGCTTTAATGCAAAATGCTAATAAAGGTAATATGGATCCCGCAGCTCTCATGGCTATGATGAACAACAATGGCATGGGCGGAAACGGTGGATGGTGGATTTGGATCATCCTTCTGTTCTTCGTATGGGGTGGCTTTGGTGGAAATGGCTTCGGTAATAGAAGTGGTGAAGCAGCACAAGTTGCTTCTCAGCTGAATACAGATGCAAACACTAATCTGTTGATGCAAGCAATCAATGGTAACAAAGATGCTATCAGCAACTTGTCCAATACCTTGAACTGCGATATCAATGCCGTTACTTCAGCATTGAATCAAATCAACGCTGGTGTAAGCCAGATTTCTTGTGATACAAAATTGTCTAGTTGTCAAGTAATTAACGCTATCCAGTCTGGTAATGCAGGTCTTGCTTCTCAGTTGGCTTCTTGCTGCTGCGATGTACGTACTGCAATACAGCAATAGGGTTATGAGAACCAGTTGGCTATTGTAAATCAGACTAATACTCTGACTAGCAATGCTAACACTCAATTCAATATTCTTGGTGCTAAGATAGATGCACAGACACAAATTATCAACGATAAGTTCTGTCAGCTTGAAATGCGTGAAATGCAGAACAAGATTGACACATTGCGTGCTGACAAAGCTTCTTTGGAAGCTGCCGCTCTGACTCAAGCTCAGACTGCTAACTTAATAAACTAGCTGCGTCCTTGTCCAGTTCCTGCATATCTGACATGCAATCCTTTTGGATGTAATGGTGGATTTAATGGTTATGGATATGGCTACAACGAAAGTTGTGGTTGCTAAGAAAGGAGGTAACTATGTTTCCAATTTTTAGAAATACAAGAGTTAGGAGATTGGATACTGGTGGTATATTCTCTATGAGAACATTGTCTGTAACAACAGACACTACAAACGAAGAGGTAACATATAACTTATGCCCTCTCCAGTTTAGAACTTTACCATCTGAAGGTATTATCCTTTTAAATATTGTTCACTCTCCTGCTGCTGGTTCTGAGGCGTATCCTGTTGCGATAGCTACTACACCTACCACTACTAATACTCCTCCAACTAGTACATCAAGAATAGCTTTGATCAATGGCTCTGGAGATCAAATGGTTTCAAGTGAAATATCCCAAGGTAATAGATATTTTATCTACTACAACAAATGTGATGGAATATTTCAGACTTTAAACCATATTGTTCCTCCCACAGTAGCAACATCAGAGTCTTAAAAACTAAGGGCTCTTCGGAGCCCTTTTTATTAATCTTATACTTATACTTATTATGTTATTTAATCAATTAACCACTGGAGACAACGTGTATATCGTGGAAGTTGTTGGGACTTTTAAAAAGACTACTGAATATAATGTTGGTTCTGTAGTTTCTGTATCTAAAGTTTATGATGAACCTCTACCATAGGGTTAGTTCCCAATGCCTAATCAACCAAGAAAGAGAGTAATTGATATTACTATTCAATGTAATGGAGAACAGAAGAAGTTCACAATTCCAGAAGATAGATCCATTATTACTGATAATAATATTGGATTAACAATATCCACAGATAGACAAGATATCATAAACATTCTGAGGAATCAATATGATACTTATAAGGCTAGAAAAGAATCTATAGCTAAGTGTGATGAAGAGATGAGTAAGTGCCAAATGCTATTGGATAAACTTACTTCCTATTAGGAATAGCCTAAGGAGGATCCCAAGATAAAAGAATTATAGAATGAAGTTAATGAACTAAAGAATATAATTAAACAAGCTAGTTAGATGGTACCATAGCCTATGAAGAGTATGCTACCAGAGAACATGTAGAATGTAATGAATGAGGTTGATCAATAAGATCAACCTTTTTTATTTTAAGCTTACGTAAGAAGCGCTATTACTTATAATTAGGTATTGTATACCCTTAAACAGAAAGAGCCTCACAGGGGCTCTAAATGCGTTTTATAAGGATAACGTTATAATTTATTAAGAAATATGTCATTAAATGAGCTCATTGATAACATTCTACTGATTGCCCGTAATAGTAATATTACAGAGTCAGAGCACTTAAGTAGAATACAAATAGAGAAATGGATCATAGCTTATAGAGCTATGTTGATTAAGTAGGACGTAGATAAAGGTAGGGATATAAATCCGTTGTACCTTACTACTATTGAGCCTATTCATATTGATGTGATAGAGAAGGTACCTGGTAAGAATATATATGTAGGAGATAGAGATCTCCCTAAGTTGATTGACTTCAACTATAGACCAGGAGTAATTAATGTGAGAGACATGTATGGAAACATTATACAAGTTGGAAGTTATACCAAACAAAAATACTAGAAGTACAGGAAAGCAACATGTAAAGATTACATAGCTTGGGTCAAAGGTAACAAGATATACTTGGAAGGGGATGAAAACGAACTTGAGTATATTAGTATAGATGTTATAGCAGAAGATCCTACGGAACTCGTGGATTGTTTTGATCCTAATGCCGATTTTCCTATTCCCGGGGCAATGATTCCTACTATCACATAGATGATATTAGAGAGAGAACTAAGAACATTAGTACAGATGCCTAGTGACACTACTAATGATTCTAAAGATAATACACAGAATATATATAGTAGATGAGTGAGAGATTAATATATAACAGAAAATGTTATACTATTGCAGATTATTACATAAGTTACAAAGAATATACTGAGCCTAATACTTAGTATGATGTAAATCTAAAGACCTTTAAAGGTATAGTAACAGATTACTTTAAGCACATTAGAGATTCAATTATGCTTGACTGTAAAGAGTTTAAGCTTCCATGCAGGTTAGGTACTCTATAGATTATCAAGCATCAGCCTAAAGAATATACAGGTAAGAGTCTTAGGTGGGATTGGAAAGCAACTAGAGAAACAGGTAAACCAGTATACTTACTTAATGAACACAGTGGTGGATGGAAATATAGATTTTTCTGGAGCAAAAGAAATTGTTTGTTAACAAACAAGGGCAAATATCAATTCGTAGCAAGTAGACAAAACAAACGGGATTTGGCAAGAATAATTTTTAATAGAGAACATGATTATCCTGAACTTTAAAGAAATAAATACTTTGCCTAGGTAGGCAGGTATTTATATGATATGTAATACTCTTAACAATCACAAATATATCGGGAGTACGAATGACTTTAAACGTAGACTGATAAAACATAGATCGGAATTACGAAAGAATAAGCATCATTCTGTTCCTTTACAGCGAGCTTTTAATAAGTACGGAGAAGATAAATTCTCTATAACCATATTAGAAGTATGCGAACCTATACACGATACGTTACTGATGTTAGAACAAAAGTACTTAGATCTATCTCCGGAATATAATTGTATAAAATACGCAAGCCGAAAGTATTCTAAAATGCCGGCTAAGATACGTCTAAATAAAGTAAAACATAAAGTGGATCAATATAGTTTAGACGGAAAATATATAACTACTTTTAATAGTATTGCAGATGCGGCTAAATCTTTTAGTAAATCTAGATATAGTAGTATAAGAACTGGTATATCAAAATGTTGTAATGGACAATTAACAAAGACAGAAGGTTATCTCTGGAAGTATACTACAGATACAAGATCTATTTATCAAGTATGTAAACATAGAAAACCTAACGGAATAAAAGTAGATAAATTAGATTTGAAAGGAAATTACATATGTACCTACAATAATATGGTAGAGGCAGCAATCGATTGTGGTTCTATTAAAAATAGATCTGCTATTAATAGAGTTTGTAGAGGTTAGAAACGCACTGCTTTTGGATTTAAATGGAAATATAATTATGATAAATAATAAATTAGTATCGTCTAATACTGTAATTGCGAAAGTAATAGCAGATTTACAACTACAGGAAACAGATATACGTATAACAGATATCCGAGAATGGATACAGGAAGCCGTATTAAAGATTGGAGCTATACAATAGTATGAACACAAAGTAGAAGTAATACCAGTAATAGGTCACCAAGCTCAGTTACCTTGTGATTTGTATCAATTAGGTTAGGTAGCTTACTCTTCATAGAAGAATAATGGTTGGCTACCTATGCGTAAATGTACTTCTAGCTTCGGTGTGTTCCACGATTGTAGGGCTAAGCAGTGTTTAGATGATAGTTGTCTGAGTGATGAGAAATGTTGCTTTGATGATAAGATGCTTATACCAGATATGGGTATTATTCCATTGGTTAAGAATCTTTTCAATTATACAGACGATAGATAGGCATTAGACAAATTAAACGAAGATCCTAATATCAGATAGACCTTAGGAGTATTAGTAAACCAATTTACTGTACCTACTAACAATGGTAGATATATTGGTAATTACTCTTCCGGTCATTCAGATACTACTATGTATAGCTGTGATCTATAGTATATGACTAAACCTGGTTACATTATGTTAAATGTACCAAAAGGTTTTGTTAAAGTATCATATTATGCTAACTATAGTGATATGGATGGTATGCCCATGATACCAGATCTAGAATCATATAAAGAAGCTATCTATTGGTATGTAGTAATGAAACTGATGTATCCTAAGAAACTAAAGGGAGAAATCAGTCAAGGAGATTATTATGATATACGTAACTCATATAACTTCTATCGTAAGCAAGCTTACGCTGAAGCTATGATGCCTAATACTTCAGATGAAATGGAAACCATTAAGAATACTTGGACTAAACTCTATCCAGAGTTTGACGATCATTCTACTTTCTTTTCTACTACTGGAGATGAACAGATAATATATAATTAGAACTTATGATGTCAAATATATTTTAGACGAATAGTTTTGCAGGTGGAATGAACATGGATACTGATATCATGCTTCTACCTAACACTCAGTATAGATATGCTGAGAATGTTCGCATCATTACTAATGATGATGGCAATACTGGTATGCTTCAGAACATATAGGATACACTGAAAGTAGAAGGAGATATATTTGAAAGAGAAGGAGAAAAAGTTCTTGCTGTAGTCACAGTAGATAAGTATATTATTGCTCTGACTTCATTTCCATTTGAGGGT